CACCACGTCCGCCTCCAGGTAGGCGATGTCGGGGATCTCGTAGGTCCGGTTCTCCCGGTCGTAGACCCGCAGGCCCCGCAGCTGGAAGCGGTGGTCCCACTGGAACCGATCGGTGGTGAAGCTCACCACGTTGGACGGCACCACGATCTCGTCGGTGCTGTTGTCCCGCACGAAGCGGTAGCCCTCCTCCCGGTTCCAGCTCCACCCGCGGGTCTGCCCTTCCTTGTGGAGCTCCAGGATGGTCCGCTCGGCCACGCCGGCCTCGGTGTTCTGCTCGTCCTCCAGGGTGGCGATCGGCGACTCGCCGATGTTCGCCAGCAGCACGTTCACCGCCTCCAGCAGGGTGGTCCGGCCCGGCGTGACGCTCTGGTTGGCCAGGCCCATCGGGGCTGCTGCAGCGGTGCAGGTCAATCCTATCGGCCCCCATGAAAAAGCCCCACCTCTCGGCGGGGCTGCTGATCGCTCTCGAGTTCCCGCCCCAGGTTAGGGGATCAGGATGCGAGCGGCGCACTCCGGGCGCAGGGACTTCATGCCGATGGCCATCTTCGCGGTCATCAGATGCGCCTGGTACATCTTGAAGAAGTCGCCGCCGGGGGCGGTCATCTCCAGGGTGGGGCGCTTCAGAATCAGCATGCCGGCGGCGTCCTTGTGCCAGATCAGGGCCTTGCACTTGGACAGGTTCTGGGCGTACTCCGCGTTCCGGTCGCCCGTCACGTTGGTGTAGGCGGCCTGGGTGACGTGGTTGGACGCGATCACCGGGATCCCCTTGATCCGCAGGCGGGGGGAACCATCGGCGATCGAGCCGTTCTCACGGCCGGCGAAGTCGGCGTTGATGGCGCGGGTGGACTCCAGCAGAAAGTCGTACTCGTCCGGGGGGACGGCACAGATCAGGTCGTCCGTGGGGACATCCTTCTTCTGCATGGCCACCTTGGCGTTGCCGATCAGGGAGATCAGCTCATCGCCTTTGGCCGCCTTGGTGGCAGCCGCGTAGCCGGCGGACAGGGTGAGGCTGGTGCCAACCCGGTCGGCGTTGATCGCCTTGGCCAGCTGCGGGGTGGAGCGGCCGGCGGCGGCGAAGATCACCCGGGCGGCCCGGGCGTCCATGTCGCGGGCCAGAGCCTCGCCGGCCTGGTGGGTGTAGTCCTGCCGCACGGAGTAGTACGACATGGCTTCGTCCAGGTCGTAGATCTTCTGGGGCGCCACAAGCAGCGCGTCCAGGTTGATCTCCTCCTCGACGTGATCGGACGGCACGTTGGTGTCCATCGCCGCGATGTTCACCCCAGGGGCGTGATACGCAGCAACGGCCCGACCGGAGATCGGGAACTTGGCCGACCGCCCACCGGTGATGGTGCGGGTCTTGAGCTTGTCCTTGAAAACGCACTTCCGATCGAAGGCGGTGATCATCTCGGCGATGCCGAGGCGGAGGAACAGCGCGAGTTCATCGCCGGTCCCGCCAGCTTGCCCAATGCGGGCGAGGTTGATGGTGGTCACTGGACCAGAGGGTTCGGTGAGCGCCTGTCACCTCTCTGGGCCTGGCCGGGTTATCCCCCTCGGGGGGCCCTCCATCCTCTGCAGGGTTGCAGTGTCGTCTCGTACTGAGACCCTACATGAACACCTTCGATCGCGCCATCGCCGCGTTCACCTTCTTCCGGTAGATCGGATCCACGTCGTAGAGGGTGCGGCCCCGCTCGTCGGTCTTGGACATGGCGGCCACGGCCTCGTCCTCATCGGCGAACACCAGCTCGCCATCACGGGCGGACGGTGCACCGCCGGCCAGCAGGCTGGGCTCCCGGGGGGTGGCGGCCTGGTAGCGGGCGTCGAATCCCTTCAGCAGCGCCAGGGCGGCGGCCTGGTTGCCGCTGTCCACCAGCGAGTTGAAGGCCTCAATCTCGGCGGCGTCCACGTTCTCCGTCACCCAGGCGTTCACCGCGGCGACCCGCTCGGCGCCGCCGGCGGCGGCCACCAGCTGGGCCTTCGCGGCATCGTCCAGGGGCTGGCCCGCCGGGGCGGCAGGGGCCGGGCGGAAGGAGTTGATGTAGCCCTCCACCACCGCCTGGGGGAATCCGGTGGCCTCCACCAGCTTCCCGATCGTGGCGGCGTCCACCTCGGCGCCGGTCTGCACCTTGGCGGCGATCTCGTAGGGGTTCACCTCGGCCTTCTCGAAGGCGTCGGTCAGGGCCTCGCCGTAGTCGGCCACCGACTTGTCGCGGGTGAACTCAGGGATCTCGGGGGCGGCGGCCGGCGCCTCCTTGCCCTGCTGCTGGGCCCGGTACTCGGCCTCCTTCTGCACCAGCCGGTAGACCTCGGCGGCGCTCTTGCCCCGGTACTTCTCGGGCAGGCCGTCATCCTCGGCGGCGGCCGGCGGCTCGGCCGGGGCTTCCTGCTGCTGCAGGAACTGGCCCAGGGGGCTGTTGTCCTCGGCGCCGGTGTCGCCCTCCTGGCCGGACAGGAACTCCTCGAGGAGGGATTCCTGGCCGGGGGCGACCATCGCCTTCAGTGCGCTGTCGGTCATTGCTGTGGTGGTTGCTCGGGGATGGGCTGGCCGTCATCCGGGGGGCCGGCGGCCATGGCCTGCATGGTCTCGGCCGCCTGCGCCTGCTTCGCCGGGTCAGCGGCGGGGGAGCTCATCGCCGCCTGCGCCATGGCCATCTGCTGCTGCTGCTCCTGCGCCGCCTTCATCTCCTCCATCACCTCCTGCTCGGTCTTGATGGCGTCGAGGTTCGGCAGGTTGCTGGCGGTGGCGATCTGCGTCACCAGCCGCGGCACCTTCAGGAACTGCGGCACCGCCTCGGGGCCCAGCAGCTGGGTCAGCAGGCCCACGAACTGGCTGATCCGCTCCAGGTCGTTGCCACGGCCCACGGCCGCCAGGCCCACCGACACCACCGGCTTGACCAGCTTCTTGTCCAGCTTCGGCAGATCGCCCTCGCGCATCTGCAGGGCCAGCATCCGCTTCACGTAGGGATGCTGGAACTCCACCGTGAGGATGGAGTAGAGGGAGCCCAGGGCGTTCTCCAGCTGCAGCGCCTGCAGCCGCACCTCCTGCGCCGTGGTCCTCTCGCTGTCGCGGAAGTTCTGCAGCAGCATCGCCTGGCTCAGCCGGGCCGAGATGCGCTGCTCAGCTTGGGCGGCCACCGCCAGGTCGGCGCTCTTGCCCACCTGGATGGGGAACACGTCGTCCGGCATGGCCGAGATCGCCGCGCCGTTGGCCGCGTCGGTGAACTGCTTCGGCGTCACCTGGCTGTTCGGCTTCACCCCGAAGATGCAGCGGGCGCTGATCAGGGCCCCCTCGGCGATCGCCTGATTCAGCACGTCGCCGGTGTGCAGGTCGGCCATGCAGACCGCCTCCACAAACCCGGGGCTGTAGTCCTGGCTGTCCAGGTGGTACATCCGCAGGGGGATCCACGGGCTTTCATCCAGCGGCGACCACCCCTCGGTGCCGGGGATCTTCTGGCCGTGGATCTCCTGGTGCCAGTCCACGCGGGCCTTGGTGTAGTCCCACTCGATCAGGGTGTAGACCTTCACCAGCTTCCCGTGGCTGCCCCGGCTCATGGCCTGGTCGTCCTCGGCCTGCTCGCCCACCCGCTTTTCGTGGATCTCCTTGGCCTCCTTGCTGAGGCTCTTGACGGCCAGCTGCTCGCAGATCGCCGCGATGGACGGGCGGCCGCTCGGCTCCCGCTTCAGCACGTACCGGCCCAGCCCGTACATCCGCAGCCCCTCGGCCGGCCGGTAGGCCAGCACGTTGCCGATCACCAGCAGCTGCAGAAGGCCCTCATGCATCACGGGCCGGTCGTTGCTGTGGGCGATCTTCGCCAGCAGGGCCCGCTCGATCACGTTCAGCGCCTTGTCGTAGGCGGCCTTGTCCTTGGCCACCTGTTCCTTGTCCTCGATGCCGGCCGTCACCTTGGCCATCTCCACCTCATCGATGACGAGACGGAAGAACGGCTCGGTCGGGGGGAGCAGGGCCATCAGCAGCCGGCTTGCCAGGTTGCTGATCCCCGCCTGGCCCACCCCGTTCCACGGCAGCTCCAGGTCGGGGCTGTCGTTCGGCAGGGGATCCTCCCGGGGGGCCAGGTAGGGGATGGTCAGCGCGGCGGCCTGCTTCCCCCGGCTGATCCAGTAGGAGCGGTCGGAAACCAGATCGTTGTAGAGGGACTCGGCGCTCACCTCAGACCCCCAGGTTTAGGCCGGCGCCGGCCGTGGCCTCGGTGCTGCCGGGGGTGATGCGGAGGCTGGTGGCTGCCTTCTTCTTCGGCTTGGCGGCCGTGGTGGTGAGCGGTGCCACCGGCGCCTTGGACTCGATCGCGCTGGCGTAGGTGGTGTTCTGCCGGCTGGCGGCATCGGCTGCCGCGGCGGCCTGCTCGGCGGCGAGCTCCTGCTGGCGCTGCAGGGTCTGGGCCTCCACGGCCGCCCGCTGCTGGGCCAGCTGCTGCGCCAGGGCCGCCTGCTGCTGGTTGGACTGCTCGATGAACCGCTGCGTCTGCGCCTGCTGCTGGGCGTAGCGGAACATGTCGAACTG